ATGCTCTACCAAGATAAGTACGTCGCCTTCATCGACATGCTCGGGTTCTCCGCACTTGTCCAAGAGTCGGCAGCCGACATGAGCAAGCTTGATGAAATAGCAGAGGCCATCGACAGACTAAAGAACACAGCGTGCTGCAACCCAGCAACAGGACTTTTGTTCACTTACTTCAGCGACTGCATCGTCATATCAAGCAGCCGCTCTCCTGCTGGCCTTGCCGACATCCTGAGCTGCATCAGAATGTTGGCCGAGAACCTGCTAGTGGTTGATATATTGATACGTGGAGGGCTCACAGTTGGAAGCATTCATCATGATTCTCAGATGATCTTCGGACCGGCGATGCTGGACGCCTATCGCATGGAATGTAAGGAAGCACGCAATCCCATGGTGCTCGTGAGCGAAGAGGTGCGATCGGATGCTCGCGCTGCGGGGTTAAGCAACCTGTTGACGTGGGATGACGAAGAGCCAGACCGCCACTATGTCCACTATCTGATCTCGTACAGCGCTTATGACTCTAATCCAAGGGCGGGCGTCGTGATTCTCGATAGCCAGGCCGCTCTCATCCGGCATTTCATCGCCAAGAGGCTGCTAGGCGCTCCGGGTAAGATCCTGGATAAAGCCGAGTGGATGGAACGATATTGGAACGAGAAGGTGGCGACAGGTGGAATTCTCGGACGTGTTGACAGGGTCGCAGACCTTGTTAGGCCCAATGCGCGACCATTTCGCAGCAGACTCGCCGTTCTAGCACCGCAACCGGGCGCCACTAGTGTGGACTAGCGAATCAGGCAAGCAGCTGCCGATTCCTTGCAAAGATTCAATTCAATTGGCCATACGGAAGCACGTGCAATCCCTGATGGCAGTCGGGACCACCATCTCCCCATTGCCAGCCGCGTCTGAACCAGCGCCCGGAACGCTTCAGCGGAAGGGGCTGGTCCCTTCCGCTGGTGCCTGCCCTGGTTGCACCGGCTATGCGCGGCCACCACGTTCCCGGACACGTCTCTGCCCCCGTCCTGTTGGGCCACCAGGTGCTCGGCGGTGCATTGAAAGGCTCGGGCCTTACTGGCCTTCAGCCCGAGCTCTGAGGGTGCAGTGAGCCACATCGGCAGGCCGCAATAGAAGCAACGGCCCGATTGGGCGTAGAAGGCAGAAGTGCGAAGGGATCTGCGGCGTTTGGCGGTCATGGATGGCTCCGGAATCGAAGGATTCCCGTGCCCCCATTGGGTGGACCTCGGGCACCCGGAGCCTATTGGCTATGCGGGCACAACACCGGCGCTTTATAGCGACTGGCTAAGGCGTTATAGCTCAGCGCTTGAGCCGCTACAAGGCCCAGATGCCGACCAGAACGGGAGGGAGTCACCGACGCCCAGTTAAGGTCAAAGCTTGGTCAGGGGGGCGAGCGACGCGCTTGAGCAGGTGGAGCGGGGCGTGGCGCGTCACCCAGGGAAGTCGCGGTGTTGTAGTCCTGCTCAACCCGCTGAACTGTTCGCACGTTCAGGCCCGAGATCTCGTCTAATTGTTCTTGCGACCAATGTCGCGACTGGCGGAACTGGGAAGTGCAGGCGACAAGCTCTGACCGATCAGGTGCGCAGTTGGGAACTCAAGGGCGAGCTGGATGTGGAGCCAGAAATCGAGGGCGTCTTAGGTGCGGATCCAGGAATCAAGGGCATCTTTGGGGGAGATCTGGAAATCGCGGGCGTCCTTGTGGGGAAATACGGGCGGACAGCTGTGGGATCTGGGGCGTTTCCGTTGTGGCAGTCAGGGGACTGAGGGCGCAGGCAAGAGCCGAGCCAGAGGCCCAGCCATTGCCACGCCGAGGACACGAACGCGGCCGTAGCCCGATACAGCATTTCGCATAATGTATATTATGTTCAGATCATCTTGGCATGGCTGGCACGGCTCTTGCCGTCTCCACGGCTCCTACTCTGGCATGGAGCCTGATCGTGCGTGATCGGAAACTGACCGGCCCATGGGCCGGTTTTTCGTTTAAGGCTGGCCGACTGGTCACCCCCGAAGGCCGCGAGCTAGAACCGCAGGATCTGGCCTGGCTCTCGCTCACCGCTGCGCAGGCGCAGGAATGGCGCCGGATGATGGAGAGCGGCCGCGCGATCGGCAAGCCCCGGAAACCCTTGTCCTTCAACGCTGCCAGCGTGGTGAACCTGTCCGATGCACTGGCACAGCGCCGGAAAAAGCGGTCAGCGGTGGCGATGGCTGGCCCCGACGCCGAGCCACCCGCAGCAGTCCTGCCAGTACCGGGGCCGAAACGCCGCCAGCGCGTGTGAGGCGCTTCCGTAGGGGCGCTGCCCCTACACCCCGGCTAGAATGCGCGCAGGACGATCAGGGGGGCGCATGGAGAAGGCTGGATGGCAGGTGGCAAGCGGTATGCTCGCAATGGCCCTCATAGGCACAGGCTTCGCCCTGATGGCGACACGCGGTGTCCTGGCGCAAGAGAGAAACGACCGTCGGGTGTGCCCAACGGTGGAGCCGGAGACCGTGGTTGTTCGGGAACACACGCAACCCGTAACAGTGAAACTCGACGGGATGCCAGTGCCTGACAGCGTCAGCTGCCGAGGCGGTGTCTATCTGATCCGCACTGAACAAGGTATCGAATCGCTCACCAAGAACGGTCGAGCCATTTCCTGCAGCAGCCCTTGAGTCAGCCGGCTAAAGCCTTGTCGGAATCGTGGGCGTCGTCATATACGACGACGTCTGATGCTGCGGTGATTCAGGGAAGCTACCCATTGCCCTGTCGCCGCGCTGTACTGCCACCCCTTGCACAGACGCCATGGCCTGGGGTTGCGCCACCGGAACATGCCTGCCCTCGCCCTCCGGCTGATCCGGCCTTGGCCGCGAATCGCGCTCACGCGCAATCTGCGGATCCTTGAACGGATTGTACGACTCGCCCCAGCGTGCAATGTCACGGCAAACGTCATCCCGTACTGGCACAACCGGCCGGGTGTTCTGTTCCGTTACGCACCGGCAGCTGTTCTCCGTAGACATGCAGAAGATATGCGGATCACTTCGGAACTCACGGCCCGAGTACCCCGGCGCTGACCATGCAACGTCGGCCACCTGCGGCGTGATTGCCTGGACGTATTCTTCTGCCGACCGGCTCTCAGACCTACCACCGGCATTACGCGAGGGGCGACCGGCCGGGTCAGTCGGCGGCGCCGTAGCCGCCGCCTCCTTCAACCCGGCCGCTTCGTCCTTCTTTTTCAGCCCCGTGTAGGCCATATAGCCGAAGGGCAGCGCGAATAGCACCAAGGCAATCGGCGCGATGATCAAAGCCTTTTTCAGCAGCGCGGGCATGCGGTACTTGACCGTATGAATCTCCGCGCTCTTGTAGTACTGGAAGTACTTCGCCGGTAGCGTCCACATCTCATGGTCGTACAGGCTCTTGATGCGTTTCAGGCCCTGTCGAACCTCATCCATCACCTGATGGTTGCGGAAGATGAACGTTTTTTCCTTGCCCGACTGGCGCAGCAGGTGTTCATGGAATCCCACCAAGCCGCGAAGATGCGTGTCCAGGTAGTTCGGCTGCTGGGTTGCCAGCACCAGCCGCACACCGCTGTGCCGGATTGTTTCCATCGCGCTGATGTACTCAGGCGGATCGCCACCACGGCGGGCACGGAAATACTGCTGTGCCTCATCAACGAACAGGACCGCACCAGCCGGTAATGAGCGCCAGTCGGTAGGGTCTGCCCAAGGCGTAATCCCCGGCACGTTGATGCCGTTGATGTTCGTCGTGAATACGTGCTGCCCCTGCTCTACCAAGTCCGCAATGCGCTGAACCATCCGCAGAGATTTCCCGGACCCCGGAAGGCCCGTAAGAAGCGAAATTGAGGCGGTATCACCGATCACGTCGGACTCTCATATTTCCGAGAAAGGAAGATGCGCGAGGCGCCCTGAATTCCGTAGGCGCTTAGGCACAGGGAAACGAACACATCGATGCCAAGCGCATGTACCCAGTTGGCGATGTACCCCGGAACGGAATTCCAAGCCGTAATGGCCTGCTGAATGATCGGCTCATAGATGAACTCTTGCGCAGCGAAGCCCAAGCCGAGTGTCGAGAGAATCTTCGCCACCCACAGCCCGGCGCGAAGCTTGATGAGCTTGTTGAGCATCCCGGCCAAGCCGCCGAGCATGGGACTGTCAAACGATAGCCAAGCCATAAATGATCACTTCTTGAAGAGGATATACATAGCCGCAAGAACACCAGCCGCGCTCACCATCTGCCGGATCATGTCCAGCACCGTGTACAACTGCGCTGGCGGTGCCCAAGCGGTACCCATAATGTCAATGGCGGGGAAAAGCTCACCGCCTCCCAGCGTCAACTTGCCACGATCAAGCCCTTGCCCGTCCTGACCCGGACCCTTCTTCCACAAATCAGCAACCGCCGAAGCCTCGTTATCACCCGCTGCGTCGGAGGCACCAGCCGCAGCATCCTTTGCAAGCTTCGCCCGATCATCCTCTGCCGCGCAGCGGCCGCGCCACTGTTGCAGTAGGCTTGCGTATTCCTGTGCCTTGCAGCCATCACCAATGCAGACCGGCACTGCGCCACAATCGTCCCCACCAACAATCTGATCCTTTAACGTGTTGCACTGGTTCTTCCACGTGTAACGTAGATGAAGGCACTTCAGCGTATCGCCAGTGCACATAGGGGGCGCCTGGCAATTGCCACTATCCGTCGCCGAATCTCCTTCACTCTCGTTCTGCCCGCCGCCACTACCCTTCCCCGGTGCACCGTTTCCACTCGTGTTGCCGCTGCCATCGGGACTGTTGTCGCCGGAAGAGTTCTTAGCGTTGCCCTTTCCTGTCTCGGTGAAATTGGTCACGTTGTACGTCGTACACGTATTGTTGATGCACGCGGTCTGCTGGTGTCCTTCTTTCCGCTGATACTCCTTCGTGGGGTCAACGCTCGGCGGCGGATCAACAGACTTGCCCTTCTCACTCTTGGTCTGCGCGTCCGGACCATCCTTCTTGTCGCCAGTCTCATTGGGCTGCCAACAAAAGGTCTTACCCGTCGAAGACGTCGCACAGTGGTCACCATTCGGCTTCTGGCACGCAGTTTGACCGTTGCCGAGCGCGGTGCACTCTTGCGGCTTTTCCTTATTGCCATCCTCGCGCTGCCGGTCGCTTTCACCCTGTGTCAGGGGCGCGTTACTGTCAAAGTCCTGGGGCGAGCAACTGTCTCCCGTGTAGCTTCGGTCCCGCATCCCATAGAACTTCACGCCGCCACTCTCACTGGAGAACGCGTCACCCTGCACTTTGCACCCAGCAATGCAGGTTGACGGAGGGCTAGTCCAGAGTTTGGCATCGGCCAGTTTGGCCGAGTTTCGCGCTGCACAGCTGTCTGTCCAGTATCGCTGTGCTTCATATGCTGCACTACCGTTGCAGGTCGGCGACGGCCCTGTATATGTGACGTAGCCGGATATGCTCTTCCCGCTCTCCGGCCAGTAGCAGATGATGGCGCGATCCACCAAATGGGCTTTAAGAAGAGCTTCTACGGCCTGCTTGGCTTCACCCTGATCAGAGCAGGTAACACCCTTCGGGATCTGCGTATTGAAACAATCGATCTGCTGCGCACTGACCGGCGCACAGTAGTACGCGCCACCGACCAGAGCTACCAGTACTAGAAAAAGGCGAAGGAGCGTCGCCATCACTTTCACCCCGACCCAAGAATGCTGCGCAAGATGCGCCGAACGGTTTCCCTGGCAAACACGCGGACGAGCCACCGCATCAACGCATACCATCCGCGAGAACCTTCGCACCCAGAAGCCACACGATGAGAAGAATCAAGCCTTCCATTTCGTTCTCCCCAGCAGCAAGGGGGGAGGCGCCTCCCCCCGGCCGCACAGATGCGGAATTACTTCACGATGCCGAAGGCCTTCAGCGCCCACTTCGCCGCCACCCACGCGGTGTAGATCAGGATGCCGGCCGCCAGCATCGCCGCAATACCGGCCAACACCGATGCCGGGTCGAAGGTGGCCGTCTGCTGAGCGAAGGCGAAGCCCGGAAGTGCCGCAGCAGTGGCAACAGCGGCCACGACTCCGGACTTGATGGACGATGCCTTGTGCTTGGCGCGCAGGATCAGGGATTCACGGTTGAGCTTGTTCATACGTCGTCACTCTCTCTAGGGTTGATCAGGCGAAAGGCTGCCAGCATCGCGAGCGCGCAGAAGATGGCAAATCCGACCGTGTTCGCCTGTTCCACGGTCGGCAAGTAGTCAATCCACGAGGCCTGATCGACCCACGCGGACTGGTCGCAGGAACCGTCGCTCGCTGGCGTCGGATCAATGCACGTAAGGACTCGGGCCATGCTCAATCCCCCCCACGAGCCTTAAGCGACGAACGCATTGCAGCGGCGCCGGTGACCATGCCGAGGCAGAAGCCGACGACGAGGACCACGTAAGGGTTGGTGGTGTAGATGAGCAGGCTCATGGGTTACGCCTTCGCCGCGGCGAGGCCAGGTGCAGGCGACGGCGTCAGCAGACGGATGCGACGACCGAACTCCAGTCCGCCGTACTTGCTGGACTGCAGCGAGGTCGGGCAAAGATCGTAGGTGCCGACCTTGTAGGGCTGCTGGTCATCATCGAGGGTCAGCTTGAACGGCAACGGGAAGTCGCCGTCACGAATGACCGCAGCCTTCTGCTCGCGGAAGTTGGTTGCGGCTTTGCCGTCGCGGGCCGGGAACGAACGCGTTTCGACCTGCTCGGTCATGATCTGAACTTTCATAGTGGGATTACCTTCCAAGCGATAGTCCGGCCGAATGCGAATGTGACTTTCCATGGGGACGGCCAGAACTCCCCGGTAAGCCTGTCGAACCACCCGCCTTTGGTTTTGCGGATGTCTGCATCACCGCCGAGCGCCTCGCGGGCCTCTTTCGGTGCTTTCCACCAACGCAGTTCGCGCCTGGACTCATCATTGAGTCCACCAACGCCGCTGGTGCGGAAACCTTTCGGAAATGCGCCTGCTACGACGCTCGTAAACTTGCTCGCGTACTTAGCGAGATAGCCCACGCAGTTGCGGGCTTTTTCGATCTGGCTGGAACCATGGGGCCACCAGCCGCGCTGGTCGACCTTGCCGAAGTACATGCCTTTCGGCACCCAGACCATTACGTGATAGTGCGGGCGGAGTCGCTGAGTAAGCTCGCCGACCCAGACGTAACGGAACACTTCACCGTTCCACCGTGCTCGCCGATCTCGAGTGCGATTGAAGTAGCCGCGCATGCGTTTAAGTAGTTCGCTAACGTCACGAGGGCTGCTATCGCTTCCGTCTCGGTAGGTGAGCGTGAGGAAATACCACGCGCCACGGCGCGAACCTTTTTGCGCTTCTTGGTCATGAAGCCGAGCTCCGGTAATGACGGTCTTTCGCAGCCGCTGCGCCCGCGCCAGAAGCGGGTCGATTTCGATGGTCACGCGGCCCAGCCGAACCGGCGTGTCACTTGTTTTGTAATAGACAAGCCCAAGGGCGTCGGCCGCTGCGCGGCCGTCGCCCTTCAGCAGTTCCCCGACACGGAAATACTCCTGCAAGGACGTGCCAGAAGCGCGCTGCGCACGGCGCATGTCTTCGTTGGCGATTTCCACGCTGCGCTGCCCTGCCCTGTCCATGGCGACGGACAGGTCGAATGCCCGCAACTCTGGCGAGCGCGGGTCAACAGGAGTCGGCGGGATTTCAATGCGGCCATCCGACTCGGTGCATTCAAAGCAGCAACCGCCCTTGAACAGGTACGTGGCGACGTTGCCGCAGAAGGCACAATGCAGGTGCTGGACGGCGCTCAT